TTTAAAGGTTCTGGATGGGGCTCTGACTAATGATACCTAAGACAATTAGACTTGGGACTCAAGTTTGGACTATCGTAGAACACACTTCTAAAGAAGACGGCATGTTGTATGAAGATAACTATGGCTACACTATGGAACGCCGTAACATGATTGTTTTAGATAAAGATGCTTCTGACAGTCGTAAGCGGCAAGTGCTAATGCATGAGATTCTTCACGCTATTCGTTTTACTTTCTTTACTGGAAGTAAGATGGCACCAAAGTTAAACTTTGAGGATACAGAGCACTATTTCATTGGGATGTACGAAGAAACGTTGCTAATGGCGTTCAAAGACAATCCTGATTTGTTAACTTACTTAACTGCCTCAGATGAGGACACCCCCTAGTTTTTGTGCTAAGGTTTTACCCATAACTTAATAGTGAATGTCACTTCGACAATAAACGACCCCAGTACTAAAGAAATGAAAGGTAAGGTCGCTAAATGAAAAAGTACGTAATAACTGCCAGCGTAATTTTAACTCTCGCTGGTTGTTCTGCATCTACGTCAATCGCAGATTCACAGAACGCATCAGTAACACCTAGCAACACCGTAAAAGAAACAACTGTTAACGTAAAAACGTTTGGCACGCAGACTCTGATTAAAGAGACTAAAAGCAAACGCAATACTGCTCAGATGAAAAAAGTAGTAAAGTACCTAAAGACTCGTGTAGGAAAAACTTCTTACGTGTTTTCTGGTTCTAGTCCCCGTGGATGGGACTGTTCGGGTATGGTCCGTTGGACCTATGAACGATTCGGTATCGAACTACCGCACTCCGCTGATAAACAAGCACACATAGGCACTAGAGTGTCTAAGCCTAAACTTGGAGACATTGTTGTATTTGCATACAATGGCTACAAGTCTTTCTACCATTCCGCCATTTATATAGGCAATGGAAAAATTATCAATGCCCACTACGGTGCAGACTCAACAATCATTCAACCTTTATCTGACTACAAAAATAACCAGATAAGGTTTGTACGAGTAATACCAACTGTTTAATTTGGTCCCCGTCAGTTTAGGCTGGCGGGGATTACTCTTTGTGTCATACTACTGGTATGTGTATCGGATGCTGCAATAACCAGATTAGAAACCAGAGTGCCTACAATGAGGGGCCTACTGAGGACGCTAGACCGTTTGGGGCTAACGACGCTAAAACAGAGTCAGGCTCAGTAAACGCTTCCGACCTTCCTGGTGCTTATGAAAAGAAGTTTGAAGGACCTGAGGCGTATTAATGACTGCCCCTCTATCGGCGTCACAATACCCACCTGAAAAAGTCACTGGTCAGTATGGTGGAGTTAATGGCCGTATTCGTCCAAGAGGCTCTTACAGTTTCTACGGTGTTGGCGACCCTCGTATGGGTTACAACGGGTACGGTGCTTTCTGGACACAGTACCCAGGAATTATTGGTGGTCTATCTGGCTATGGTGCAATGAGCACTACGACTGGTGCAACTGTCGGAACTCCGTCGGAAGAGTCAATGCAAAAAGTTGGCGGTGGAGTTGTTGGTACTGGTGTTGGAGATGTTCCTACTGGTGAATCTGTTGGTGGCACAGCCGCTTACTAAGATTTTTAAATCTTAATCCTGTAATCTATTCTTGTAAATAATTTCTTGCCTCATTTGTAAACAATCTGTTTTATTCCTTCAAATGAGAGGTCTTAAATGAAACTTGTCCTAATGATTTTCAAGAGAACTATTGCTCTTGTTATCCTAAAAGTTAGTGCTGTTCTAGCCGCTGGTTCTATCGGTGGAGTTGAACTATGGAAGTCTGCTTTGATTGCTGCTTTCGTTGGCATCATGGAAGTTGCTGAGTCTTTGGCTCGTGCATATGTTGTAGACGGAAAACTTGACGATGACGAAATTAACATTGCGTTTGCAAGTTCAGCCGAAGCCGCTTTAGCAGAGACTAAGAAGACTAAGTAATGCGTGGTCTGCGTAAATTCGCAGTACTATTCGTTCCCCTTACATCGCTATTCCTTCTATTTGGCTTGTCTAGCCCTGCTATGGCTGACAGCACAACTGACTACAACCAAAAGGTTGCTGAAGCACAGTCGAAGATACAAGACCTTCAGAATCAGTTAGACAACGCACAGGCTAACCTAGATAGTTGGACTAATTCGTCCAACTCTCAGGCTGACCAACTTAACTCTGCTCAAACTGCTGCTACCGAAGCAAAGGATGCTTTAGAGGCTGCTATTTCTGATTACAACAGTAAGAAGGCTGATTATGACGTGGCTTTTGCTGATGTTCAGGCTGCTGAAGCAGTAGTCGCTCAGGCAATAGCCGAAGTAAATTCTGCTGCTGATGTCGTGGATTCCACTTATGATTCCTACGCAGTAGCCCAGCAGAACGCTGATAACGCTCAAGCCGCTATGAATCAGGCACAGAATGACTATGACACTAAGTTAATCAATGTTGGTGGCACTGGTAATACTCCTGGTTTGAAGGTCGATGTTTACACAGGTATTAACCGTAATGGTAACCCGCCTTCAAGGTCTGACATTACTTACACTAAATGTAAAACAATCACGGTAACCAACATTGACGCTAACTGGGGCGGTGGCGACATTGCTGGTTGTGGTTCTGATTACATCATGCTTCACTACCGTGGCTACATAACTTACCCAACTACAACTAAGGTCTACTTCCAGGCTCCTGCTGATGATGGTTTCTACATGTCTATCAACGGAACTCAGGTAATCAACGACTGGTCGCTAAAGGGTTGTGGAGCAAACAGCACAGGAATGTTCTCCTTTACTGGTGGAAAATCTTACGCTATTGACGCTTGGTTCTATGAATGGACTGGTGGTGCTTGTTCTACTTTGAACTACAAACCTCTTAATGGAGGTTCCTACGCAGTAGCCCCAGCATCATTCTTTACACAAGAAGCAGTAGCCACCCTGGTTAAAGACCCAGCACTTCTCGCTGTATTAAACAACAAGACTGCTCTTTATGTTCAGGCAGTAGCCGCTGAAGAGCAAGCAAATGTGGTGTATGAAGCCGCTTGTGATGACTATGACGGTAAGCAAATTACATACGGTTATGCTGGAAGTGAGTTAGCAAGTAAGCGTAACATTTTAATTCCTATTGAAGACATTATGAATGGTGCTGAATTTAACTGGCAAAACAGAAGTGACGATAAAGTAGTAGCCGATGCAAACTTGCGTGACTTAAGGGCTGAATACAGTAGCACTTTTGAGGCTATTGAGTCCGCTGTTCAACAGGTAGATGAACTAGAAGCCAAACTTGCTCAAGCAAAAGTAGACCTAGCAAACATCCCAAAACCATCTGCTTCGGATAAACGTAAACCAAAGAAGAGTACTACAAAGTACTTCGCTGACGGTGTGTATCTTCCTAGACAACAGTTTGTTATCGATTTAAAATAATACCCCCAAAGGAATTCAACAACAGTAATCCAGTTGCGGACATTCCACTGTTGGGGGCAGCATTTCAAGGATTAGCAGACGCATTTAACGCTCTAGGGAACATTGGTGCAGATTTGCCACCTGCTGTGCGAGAGAAAGCACAAAAGGTGGTAATTTCTGCCATCATTGTTACACAGATAGCAACACAGGCTGCAACTATGGCTGCACAAAGTGCTGCTAGTGCTGCTGCAAGTGCTTCCTCAGGCTCTTCAAGTTCTAGTAGAAGGAAAGAATAATGAAATTTTTAAATGACCTAATCGGGCAAATATGGACTTTGCTAGGCATGTTTGTTGCTTGGATTGTGCTAGAAGGCTCTGCTAAATCAGTAGTAGGATGGTGCATCATCGGCTCATTGGTTATTTGGATTGTTACTTTTCCACTGCGAAACAACGACGAATAAGCGACAATAGACTTAATCACTCGAAAGGATTATCATGACAGAAAAAGTTGCAGTTTACGTAGAGCCATTCCCTAAAGCAAAGCGTGGAGATGGTTTCAAAAACATGGCTTCTTACCGTACAAACCCACACCGTGGCGTTGACTGGTCTGTTGCTGGTGGTAGCAAAATTAAGGCTATTACAAGCGGAACAGTTATGGAAGTTGGAGAGACCAAGGTATTGGGTAATTACCTAATCCAGTCTACTTATGACGGTCACTTCATTCTTTACGCACACTTCCAGGTTCCAACAACTCTAAAGCAGGGTGACAAGGTTGAGGCTGGGAAAACCATCGTTGGTCTAGTAGGAACAACGGGTACCGCAAGTACTGGAAATCATTTACACGTCACTTACGGTGTTGTGAAGAACCTGATTACTGCTGGTATGGGCGACCTGCGTGATTTGTTTGCAGTACTCGATGCGGCACCTAAGAAGTCTGTTGCTGCCAAAGTTGTTACAGCAGTCAAAAAAGTAGTGCCTACCAAAAAGGCATAAATGGTTCCTCGTAAACCCCTGGCCCCTAATAATCGTACAGCCAAAAGTTTGATGCGAGAGTTTAGGGCGTCAGGGGATTTGCACGTGAATTTCCCTAAAGCAAATGAAGCCCCAAGCATCAGAATTTGGGCTCGTAGAGGTCGACAAAACTCTGAGGGTTTTGGTGGCGGAAACAGGATTATGAAGTAATGGACATTGTGGTGTTTTATTGGGCTGGGGGCATAGTGACTGTTGGTGCCGCTATTGGAGTGCTTTGGAAACTATTAAAACCTATTTGTGACCGCCTACATTCTGTTATGGATAACCTCGACTCTTTCATGCGGGATTGGGCTGGAGAAGAAAAAGCCCCAGGCCGTTCAGCAGTTCCTGGTGTTATGGAGCGGTTAAATAGAATTGATGGAGAATTAAAGAGAAATGGCGGCTCTTCAATGAAAGACGCAATTAATCGAATTGAGCAGAAACTTTCACAAATAGATGAGAGACTAGAGACAGGTAACGAACGCTTTAGAGACGTTGAAGGCAGAGTTACCGTACTTGAATTAGGAGATAAAGATGGCAGGTAATGCACTTGCAGGTTTGGCTAAGGCTATTGGTGGCCGTGCAGAACGTGGTATGAGTAATGCTAAAGGTTCTATTTTTGGCGTAGCCGAGGCCGCAGTTCGTGGTCAGCACGCTGCTGAGGCTCAGGAACGTAACTTTGGTCACAGTAGACAGATTATTAAAGACTTACATAAAAATGCTGGTCAGGGTACTGGGGTTGACTTCCACGTTCAGTCTGGGGATTCTGTAATTGCTGGTAAATACAAAAAAAAGATGATTGGCGAAAACTTTGGTGAAGTTCAAGAAAAGCAAGCCATCAAAGATTTTAAAGCAGGAAACAGACCTACTCGTAATGAACTAGGTTATCGTGAAAACCAGCCAGACCATGTTGGTAACGCAAAAGCACAAGCCGCTACCACTATGGAAGCAGGTGTTGCTACTCCAATTAAGAACAGACCTATGCTTGCACTTGAGGCCCCTAAGAAGAAGCCAGCAGAAGGACCACAGGTTGACCAAAACCATCAGGACAAGACTGAGCGTTTTGTAACTGACTCAAAGGGCGGAACTCGCCGTGTAGACCGTAGAGACGGAAGTTTTAACGAACACCTAAACGATAACGAAGCAGCATATTTGGAACAACGAAAGGCAAAACAAGTGAGTGAAGTAAAGCAAGCAGGAGTAGGAATCCAAGAAAAGCCAAGCGGCAACGTAGCGTTGAAGGCTGGTCCTACAGACTTTAAGAGTATGGCTGAACTTGGTCATGCACGAGCAATGGCAAAGGTTGATGGAATGGTTTCAAACTTCCAGCAAAAGGCTAGACAGCGTTATATCGCTGACGGTCAGATTCCAGATAATTCAAAGACTGTTAATCCTGGAACTAACTCAAGAACTGTTCGTAACCCTAAAGCAAACATTCAAGCGTAAGGAATAAAAATGATTAAATGTGCAAACTGTCTAGCAGATGCTGACTACACATACTCTATTAACGAAGATACTCTAATTAACTACTGTGCAGAACATCTTCCAAATTTTCTTGCATCTCGTAAGGCTTCAGGGCAACTAAACCTAGTTGTTCCTGCTATTGTTGAAGATGTAGTCGAAGAGTCAGCAAAGTCCTCAAAGAAGAAGACTGTTGACCCAGTAGTCGAAGAGGTTCCTGAAGAGGAACCAGTAACAGAGTAATGCCTGTTATACGCAAGTTTGCCGTTCAGGGACACGCAGTTCCTAACGGTTATACACGTCCTCTTGGGCCGTTTCCTCCTGAGGTTCTAGCACAGAACCCTAGGTCGTACGAACCAGAGAACTCGGACTCATTACACGAAGCACTAGACGATGTTCGTATGTTCCGTTGTCGGAATTGCGACGAAATCCTCTACGAGGACGAAACCCTTAACCATGATTGCGAAAGCGAGTAAAAAATGCCAGCAAATAACGTTGGACACAACCTAGACAAAGACGGCAACATTCAAGTTGACTTTGTATGGGGCAATATGCCACGTCAACCTAATGACGTAAGAACTGGTACCTCGGCAACTGGTACCGACATCGTAACCTCAACTACAACCACTGACCCAGTGATGACATCTACCAGTAGCAGAAGAATTGTTCCAGGACTTGACAGCCATGATGACATTCTTGGGGCTTGGGGTGGCTATCCTGCATTTAACACAGGTGTTGCAGATAACAACGGATTTGTACAAGGTGATGACGGCTCATTTGGCGTTGACTTTGTTAACCCTGCTATCTGGGCAACTGGAACTCAGGCTTCTACAACCACTGCAAGCCTTACTAGCGTTGCTACACGTACTGGTACTCCTAATGTACTTTCTACTTTGCGTGTTGGTGTGCCAGTATTTGACACCACTGGTGTTAACACTTACATAAAAGCAGGTACAGTTGTCACTTCAATTAGCGGTACCACTATTGGTATTAGCAACCCACCTGCGTCGGCTATGAGTGCAACTAACATCGTGTTTGGTGTTGACCCTGTAATCGTAGCCACAGTTTCATCTGCATCTGTAGGTGCTAAATCAATCACTGTTAATTCTGCTTCAGGTATTGCTGTAGGTCAAGGTGTGGCTGCTACTGGAACCGTTGCTGCTGGTACTAAAGTTACTTCAGTAAACGGAACTGCAATTGGTCTTAGCCTTCCACTAGTAGGTGCAATGAGCACCACTACTGTTAAGTTTGGTCCATATGGAACTTGGAAGTACACCCCGTACATTCAAGTACCTAACGTACTAGGCCTAAACGGTGGAACATCTGACAAGACAGTAACCCTTTCAGGTGTAAGCACAGTTCTTCCTGCTTACAGTGCTCAGGATGCATTGCGTGACTCTGGTTACCAGAACGCCAACATTCTGGTTGACGGAACTAACAGGGCTAACACAGCAATCAGCATCACTGCTATTACTCGTACTGCT